GCTGCACCGTATTGTCCTTTGGTACAGTGTTGACTACCCGACATAAGCAATGTCAGATAGGCATTGTCCATAACCCACTGATTTCAGTGGGTTTTTGCGTTTGTGAGGCTAAAGTTCCGAAAATAAAGCACAATTGGAACAAAGACATGGGGTTGATAAGCAGGTGACCTTCGTCCCAGGGAAATCCGGCAACCCAAAAGGGCGGCCGACAAAAGAAAAAACGTTCACCGATGCGCTTCGCGCCGCGCTGAACCAGATCGATCCTCGGACAAAGCGCAAAAACCTGCTTCTGGTCGCTGACAAGCTGGTCGAATGCGCGATCGATGGCGAAGGGTGGGCCATCCAGCAGGTTGCCGATCGGCTCGATGGCAAGCCGGCGCAAGAGACGACGCTCAACGTCAACAATCAATCGCTGGCAGAATTGGCAGATTCCGAAATTGCAGCACGCATTGCAGAGCTTCGAGCAGGAAGAGCTGGAGCTGCTGGAGGAAACGGCGAAGCGCCGTTCAATCCGGACCAGCTTAACTGATTGGTGCAGGCTGTGCGGCTTCGAACCCGCGCGACACCATCGCCTGCTGATTGAGAAACTCGAGGCCGTTGCATCCGGCGATATACGACGCCTCGCCGTGTTCATGCCGCCAGGCTCTGCGAAATCAACTTACGCAAGCAAACTATTTCCCGCCTGGCTCTTTCAACGTCATCCCACCGCAAATATTCTCGCAGCATCTCACACAACCGAACTCGCAGAGAAGTGGGGACGGTGGGTTCGAAATATCGTAAATGAGCATGCATCGGAGTTGGGGATTGCACCGTCAGACGACAGTCAGGCAGCGGGACGATGGTCGCTCAAGAGCGGTGCAGAGTATTACGCAGCAGGCGTTGGTACTGGTATTGCTGGCTTCCGCGCTAAGTTTGGTCTTATCGATGATCCTATTCGCAGCAGGCAAGACGCTGACAGCGAACTTATTCGGGATCGTATTTGGGATTGGTACATTAATGACTTTCGTACTCGTCTTGTACCTGGCGCAGCGGAAGTCCTGATACAAACGCGATGGCATGAAGACGATCTCGCCGCGCGTGCGCTCAATCATCAGCAATGGGAAGTGATCTCACTGCCGGCGATCGCCGAGGCAAACGACCAACTCGGCCGTTACGTCGGTGAGCCGCTGTGGGATGACGATGCGTACCATTACGGCGAGCAACTGCTCGAGCTGCAAAAGACAACGCCGGCAAGAACGTGGTCTGCGCTCTATCAATGCCGGCCAACACCGGATGATGGCGATTACTTCAAATCAGATTGGCTGAAACCATATGACAAGGCACCGTCACCACATACGATGCGGGTCTATGGCGGATCTGATTATGCGACAACCTCTGACGGCGGCGACTACACCGTCCACGCCGTTGTCGGCATCGACCCCGAAGGACGCATGTATCTGCTCGACCTCTGGCGCCAACAGGCATCAAGCGATGTCTGGGTTGAAGCTTTCTGTGATCTCGTCATCGAGCACAAGCCAATCGGCTGGGCTGAGGAAACCGGACAGATCAAATCAGGCGTCGGGCCCTGGATCGATCGACGGCAACGCGAGCGCAAGGCGTGGGTCTATCGTGAACAGTTTCCAACGCGAGGCGACAAAGCCGTGAGGGCGCAGAGCATGCGCGGACGCATGGCGCTGGATGGTTTGTATGTTCCGGTTAACGCATCATGGTATCCCGCATTGCGCTCCGAACTACTATCGTTCCCTGCCGGCAAGCATGATGATTGCGTTGACGCTCTTGGTCTTGTTGGCCAGTTGCTTGATCGCATGATGTCGGGAGAGAAAATACCGACGCCTGCGAAGGTCGCCAACGCATCTGGCTATCGATCGCATGAGCCTGAGCATCAGCCAAGTCATCTCTCGTTAATCGGATAGCATGCCAGCATTCCCCGACTACTCAACCGGCGCTTTGACCCAAAGCACCGCTGGATCAGCCGCGCTTCCGGCAAGTAAAGAAAAGAAGGAATACTGGCCGCTCGATCGCTGCCGCAAGGCGTACACCAACTACCTCGACAACAAGCAGGAAGAGATCTCAGAGCAGAAGAACGCGCGCAGGTATTACCACGGCGTGCATTGGACTGCGGGGCAGATCAAGGAACTGAACAAGCGCAAGCAACCGGTCGTTACGTTCAATCGCATTGCCAGAAAATTAAACGGCGTGGTCGGCCTGATCGATCGCTTAAAGCAAGATCCGAAAGCCTACCCGCGCACACCGAAGCACCAGGAAGGCGCTGAACTCGCAACCGCGGTGATTCGCGCAACGCTCGACAGCGGCAATTGGAACGCCAAGTCTCCCGAAGTGGCGCTGGATGCCGCGGTGGAAGGCTTCGCCGGCATCGTGATTGAACTGGGCGAGCAGGACGACAAGGGCAATTACGACGTCGATTTCAACGCGGTCGAGGCCGACAGTTTCTTCTACGACCCGCGATCGTACCGCGGCGATTTCAGTGACGCGCGCTACATGGGTGAGGGCAAATGGCTGGACCTCGAGGCGGCGCAGGAGCTGTTTCCGGATCATGCGGAAGAGTTGAAAGCCACGACGGAAAACTCCGGCGAGTTGTCGACCAATCCGGATCGCGAGAGCAAGTTCTTCACGCATGAGGGCGGCAAGACGTTAATTCGCCTGGTCGATTGCTGGTACCTGCACAAGGGTAAGTGGTGCTGGACCATATTCACCGGCAGCATGATCCTCGACAGTGGCGAGAGCTACCTGTTCGATGAGAGAAACAAGACGATCTGCCGTTACATCATGTTTTCCTGCAACGTCGACCAGGACGGCGATCGCTACGGTTTCGTTCGCAACATGCGCAGTGCGCAGGACGAATACAACGCCAGGCGCTCGCGGGCGCTGTTTACCGCCAACTCTCGCCGGCTGATCATGACGCAGGGCAGCGTGGCTGATATCGAGCGGGTGCGCGCCGAGTGGTCGCGCCCGGACGGCGTCATTGTCACCAATGCGCGAACGCCGGAAGAGGGCATCAAGTCGGACGACCAGAGTTTCGACTTTGCCGGCCAGTTGAAACTGATGGAAAACGCCATTCAGGAACTGGACAATTACGGGCCTAACCAGGCGTTGATCGGTGACATCAGCAATCAATCGGGTCGCGCCATCCAGTTGTTGCAACAGGCCGGGATGGCCGAATTAGGCCCCTACATCTTAGGCTACAAGGGCTGGAAAATCAGGGTCTATCGCGCGCTGTTCTCGGCGGTGCAGCGCTACTGGACCGGCGAGAAGTGGGTGAGGGTAACGGACAACCAGGGCGTGGCGCAGTTCGTTCAGCTCAACGGGCAGCAGATCGATCCGATGACGGGCATGCCTGTCATGGTCAACCTGATAGGCGAACTGGATGTCGATATCATCATGGACGAGGGCCAGGACACCATCAACGCGCAGCAGGACGTTTACGAGACGCTGACGCAGATCATGCCGTCGATCGCACCAATGCTCAAGCCGCAGGAAGCCGCGGCTGCCGTTGGCATCCTGATCGAAAGCTCGAGCCTGAGTGCTACGGCGAAGAAAACCTGGCGCGATGCGACACAGGCGCAGCCTGATCCGATGCAGGAGCAAGCCAAGCAGATTGCGTTGCAGGGCGAGGCGGCCAAGGTCGGAGAGACGCAATCCAAGACGCAACTGAACATGGCGAAGGCGCAGGCCGAGGGCATGCCGCAAGGTGCCGTACCGGGCAAGTTTGAACTGCCGCCTGAGTACCAGATGGCGAAGGCCGCGGCGGACATCGACAAAACCAACGCGGATGCAGCGCACAAGCGGGCGACGGCGTACAAGGCGCAGACCGACGCGGAACTCGCACCCCAGTGGGCCGTTCATGATGCTCAGATGGATCGGGCTAATCTCGCGGTCGACACGCATATGCAGGGCGCGCAGTTCCTGCAAGGCGCGCACGAGGCCAGGGAAGATCGCAAGTCGCGCATGCTGGCGCATAAACGAAACGGTGGTGAGCCATGAATACGCACGAACATGACACGGTCGACAAGGCAACCCTGCCGCCGGTCGACAACGACATCAAGCCGCCGGAGGGTTTGACCCCGGCACAAGAAGCCAAGTGGGAGGCGGACAACCCGCATCCGGCCGGCACCGAATACGATTCGCCGCCTCCGCAGTGGGTGCCGGGCACGGTGGTGCCAAAGGATACCGATCCGGCCGACATGACGGACGCGGAATATGTGCAGTGGTGTTTTGAAAACCGCATGCCGTATTGGGCGATCAAGAAGGAAATCTATCTTCGCAAGCCGCCGGTGGTGTCGGGGATCGAGCCGTCGACGGTGGCGATCGGCGATCCCTCGTTTGACGTCAAGATCAGCGGGACGGGGTTTCTGCCCGACAGCGTGATCGTGTTTGCCGGCCAGGACGAGCCGACAGCGCTGAACGAGGACGGCACGCTGTCGACCGGCGTCAATATGAGTTTCTGGCATGGTCCGGATGCGGTGCCGGTCTGTGTGCGCAACGGCAGCCTGTATTCCGAGCCGGTGACGTTTACGTTCACGGGCGAGGCGGCGCCGGAGGCGGAAGAGGCTAACGGCGACGAGCGCGATGACGACGGCCGTCCGGCCAAGAAGGCAAAGAGGAAGAAATGAGCGAGAGCGCCAAACAACTGGTCGAACTGGCCAGGCTTTCCTCGCAGCAGGAAACCAATGACGGCGGCATGCTGTACAGCCGCCTGGCTGACTGCATCGAGCGTTTGCTGAACGAGCGCACGGCGCTGGCCGAGTATGTCGCGCGTGTCGATCAGGCAATGGAGGCTATTCGCGAGTTGACGGATGCGGAGCAGTGACCGACGAAGTCACGATGGTGCTGGAGCGTCTTGCCAATCTGTTCGAAATGGCAGGCGAGACGAACTGGACCAGCCAGCAGATTGCGGACGTGCTGCGGCATTACGCGATCGATCGTGACGCACCGTTGACCAATAGGGGTGATGAGGCGAGTGATGGGTAAGCCCAAGCCGCAGTTTCCGCGCTGTCCGCAGTGCGGCAACCGTCACGATCCGAGGCATCCATGCGTGTGATGATTTCCTCTTCGGCGTTGGCTCCACCGGCCCCCGGTGAATCTGCGCCGGAGTCGCGGGCGGCGGGTGCGCCGAACACGTTTCCGCCGTCCGCCCCAGGTTTGAGGGATGAGGTGATTACGCCACCGTGGGTCGATCCGTACCTGACGGCGCGGGTCTGGGATGATTACGGCATGCGCAAGCGGCGCTGTTGAGGGTTTACGTAAATGCCTGAGATGTCACTCGCTGATCTCGGTCTGGATCAGGTGCGCAACTTCGCGCCTCCAATGCCGGAGGGCGATCTCGGCGCCGGCCTGATGGGTCTCGGCAGGGGCCTGAAGGCGGTCGGGCAAGGTATTGCGCAGCAGGTGGCGACACCGGGCAGGCTGATGGCGCCGAACCCGTGGCCGGAGGGCACGGAGCAGTGGCACTGGTATGAGGATCAAAAGAGCGCCGCGGCGATGCAGTGGGCGCCGGAGATGGCGGTCAACATGATTGGCTCGCCGGCCGCGGTTGGTGGAATGCCGGGAACGGTTGGGTCTGGGATCAAGGCGTTTCACTCCTCGCCGCACGACTTCGACCGCTTCGACCTGTCGAAGATCGGCACCGGCGAGGGCGCGCAGGTGTACGGGCACGGTCTGTATTTCGCCGAGAACCCTGCGGTGAGCGGGCAGGGCGGGCAGTATTGGCAGAATTTTGCGCATCAGCACCCTGAAGCACAGGCTGCGCGATATTTGCAAGATCGTGGGTTTGACAGATCCAAGGCATTAGCAGATGCGCGAGAGTGGATGGCTTTGGCTGAAAAGCGAGGAGCACCAGCGTTTAATCCTGACGAAGCGCGCAAGATGGTGCAGTTGCTTGAAAGCGGCAAGCCCGTCGGCCCGCGCACCTACGAGGTCAACATCAACGCCGACCCGGCGCATATGCTGGATTGGGATAAGCCGCTATCGCAGCAAAGCGAACACGTTCGCGCGGCATTGCCGGATATTGTTAAGTCGGATGAAATGTATCGAGCGCGGTATCCACACAGCCCAATGGCAGACCCGTTCGGTTCCAACATTTATACTCAAGTTGGCGCTACTGGTGGCTTGCGAATACCGGAAGCAAAAGCACAAGCTGCTGCTGCTCTTCGCGAAGCCGGCATCCCCGGCATCAAGTACCTCGACGGGGGATCGCGCGGGCCGCAAGTGGTGGCAAACCTCGGCGGCAGACCGGTTACACCACGGACACCGACCAGCAACTACGTCATCTTCGACCCGTCGATCGTCAACATCATGAAGAAGTACGGCATCGTGGGCGCGGCGCCCGGAAGTTTGATGGCATTGCAGGCGCTACAGGACGAGCGACAGCAACAGCAACAGTAATACGCCTGACCGGAGCGACATCCGGTTAACGCGAAGCACCGCAGCGACAGGCGGGCATACGTGGGCCAACGACACTGGCACCTTGAGGAAACATCATGGACATAGACGACAAGGAGCTTTTCAGCTCCGCGATGGCTGACGAGCCTACTCCTGAAGTGACCGAGCAACCGGCGGAAGTGCCGGCAACGGAAGCACCGCAGGACGGGCGAGCACGGGATGAACACGGCAGGTTTGCTCCGAAGCAGGCTGAGCCGCAGCAGCAAGAGCCGCAGGCGGCAACGCCGGCGGAAGAGGCTGCCAACGTTCCATCCTGGCGATTGCGTGAGGTACGCGAGGAAGCCGAAAGGCGGGTCGCGGAAACCGAAGCGCGGTGGCAGCGTCAGTTCGAATACATGCAACGGCAAGCGCAGCCAAAACCTGAGCCGGCGCCACCACCGGACCTGTTTGAAAACCCGACAGGTTTCGTGGATCAGAACGTCCGGCAATATGTCGATCCGATCAAGGCCGAACTGCAACAGATCCGGGAGGAAAATTCCCGGTGGCGTGCAGAGGACAAGCACGGAGCCGAAAAGGTTCGTGCGTCTTATGATTGGGTCGCGCAGGGGATCGCCAACCGCGATCCGGATGCCATCACGGCGTATAATCGGGCGATGCAATCTCCGCATCCGTTCGACGTGCTCGTGACGGCGCACCAGCAGCGCGTTGTTCACCAGACGATCGGCAACGATCCGAATGCATGGTTCGAGAAGGAGTTGGAGCGTCGGATGGGGAGCGATCCTCAATTCGCGGCCAAATTCCAGCAGAATCGTCAAGCGTCCAACGGTCAAGCACCTCAAGGCAGCATTACCAAGCTGCCGCCGTCACTCCGGAATACACCATCTGCCCGCGGCAACGGGGCCGATGAGGATTCTTCCGACATGAGCGATGCGGCGTTGTTCAGACACGCTATGCGCTGACCTTCGCTACAATAGAACAGACCAACCGCCCGAGAGGCGGTTTTTTATTGAGCGGAGCCAGTGCTGAAGGGGCACGCAAATGGCTCTCACTACCGTCGACACCAACAATAAGCTGATCAGGTTTACGAAAGAGATCAACCGCGAATACGTTCGCGAAAACCTGTTCTCGCCGTACATGGGCGAGGACATGAACTCAATCATCCGCATCCGCAACGAGCCGAAGCAGGGCGGCGAGATCATGAACATTCCCTTCGTCAAGCGCCTCAAGGGCGCTGGCGTGGGACAGGGCACGCTGGTCGGTTTTGAGGAAAAGATCGACAATTACGGCATGCGCCTGAAGGTTGATTGGGCGCGTAATGCTGTCGTCACCAACAACGCGGAAGAGCAAAAGGACTCGGCCGACATCTTTGGCGATGCCAAGCCGTTGCTCTCTGACTGGGGCAAGTCGCGCCAGCGCGATGACATCATCAAGGCATTGATGGCGTTGCCGACCGAGACGCTGCCGGCGGCGGACGTTACCGTCAACGGCATCCTGTACGAGGCGGCGTCAGCCGGCCAGCGCGATGCCTGGATGGCGGCGAATGCCGATCGTGTCCAGTTCGGTGCGCTTCGCTCCAACAGCGTCAGCAACGTGCATGCTACCGCGCTGGCAACGCTCGACATCACCAACGACAAGCTTACGGCGGCCAATCTCAGCCTCTTGAAGCGCGTTGCTATGAATGCCGACCCGCATATCCGTCCCTATAAGACCAGGGACGGCTATGAGTATTTCGTGGCGTTTGCCGGCACCAATACCTTCCGCGACCTGAAGCTCGACCTGCTTCCTTACAACAAGGACTCGAGGCCGCGCGAGGGCAACGGGATGGACAAGAACCCGCTGTTCCAGGACGGCGACCTGATTTTCGACGGCATCATTGTTCGACAGGTGCCGGAGATTTCCAGTTTCGTCACCTCTACCTGGACCAACCTGCTTACGGCCGGCACCACGTCAAACCGAACCGAGCCTGTGTTCCTGTGCGGGCAGCAGGCGGCGGCGCTGGCCTGGGGCAAGATGGCGCATCCGACGTTCCGCAAGGAGGACGATTACCAGTTCCTGACCGGCGTCGGCATCGAGATGTGTTATGGCGCCGTCAAGATGTACAGCAAGCACCCGATGACGGGTTCGAACCTGGTTCAGGCCGGCGTGGTCACGGGCTTCTACAGCTCGGCTGCGGATTAAGAGACCTTGGCGGCGGCAGCGATGCCGTCGCCTTTTTTTCGTGAGGTAAATGCATGGTCGACATCTCAAAGACGCGCGAGGATCTGATCTTTCGGGCGGCGACGGAGGTTGGCGCGCTGGCGTCGGGGCAGAGCCTGTCCGCGGAAGACTACGACACCATCGACAACCTGGTTGATCCGCTGTGCCAGCAATTGTCGTTCGACGGCGTGGCGCATGTGCAGGACACCAACGCGATCCAGCTCGAGCATTTCATTCCGCTGGCGCGGTTACTGGCCAACGAGGCCGCGATTTCATTCGGGCAGGCGTACAGCGCCGACGTGAAGAGGATCAACGAGACCATATTGCTGCGCCTGACGGCAATGCGACCGACCTATGAGACATTGGAAAGCGATTACTTTTGACCGCAATCCTTCTTCCCACCACGTCAATGCCGGGCCAGAACGAGCAAGAGAGCGGCGGCCGGCTGGTCAATTGCTTTGTCGAAAGCCTTGGCGATACCGGGCCAAGCAAATTCAAGATCGTTCGTGTGCCGGGCATGCGGACCTGGGGCACGACGACGCTGACCAATTTCCGCGGCGCGCTGATGGTCGACAACACGCTGTATGCGGCGTTCGACGGCAAGGTGCATACCTGGACAGGACCAGGCGCGGGGGCAAATACGACAGGCAGTTTACCCGGCACTGATCCCGTGATCTGGGCGCGCGACATGGCAACACCAACGACGGATGTGGTGGTGGTCAGTCCCGACAACGGCGCGTTCGTGGTGGCGGCCGGCGCTGTTGCTTCATATCCCGACATCGACGTCGGTTCGCCGAACAGCGTTTGCTATCTGAAGGGGCGTTTTGTGTTTAGCTACGGCTCTGGCCTGATGCGGCAGACCGGGCTGAACACGACGGCGATCAACACCACGGAAAGCGCTACCGCCGAAAGCAAGCCGGACCAGCTCTACCGGGTGATTGCGGTGGGCGACACGCTGCTGGCGTGCGGGTCAAACTCGATCGAGTTCTGGCGCAGTAACGACGAGGCGACAGGCTTTGCGTTCTCGCCGGTCGCCACCCACAACCGCGGCATCATCCATCGCTACGCGATCGGCGGCTACGAGGAAGGCTTTGGTTACGGCACGTTCTTTGTCGCAGATGATTTTAGCGTGCGCATGCTCAACGGCTACGCCTCGGACAAGATCAGTCCTCCGGACCTCGATCGGCTGATCGAGGACGTCGCAAACAAGGAGGATATCCAGGTTTCGGTCTACATCACGCAGGGCCATCCGATGGTGGTGGTGCAGACGCTGGACTGGAGTTGGGAGTATGATGTCACGCTGACGCGCTGGCATGAGCGGCAATCGTATAATGCGCCACGCTGGCGCGGGTCGCTGCCGTTCAAGGCGTTCGATATCTGGCTTTGCGGCTCGGTGCTGGACGCCGTGGGGCATGCGGACCTGTATGAGATCGTCACGGGATTGACGACTGAGGATTCAGAGCCGCTGCCGGTCGAGATCATCACGGCGCCGATCGGGAGTTTCCCGACGGGGGCCAGGGTGAACAGGCTGGACCTGTTCCTGTCGGCGGCGGTCGGGATGGCGCCGGGGCTGCCGTCGATCCAGACAAATCCGAAGATCGATATCTGGATGTCGAAGGATTTGGGGCTGTCGTGGGGCAATGCCTGGTCGCGCCCGATCGGGCCGCAGGGGTTATCGCCCAATGTGCGGGTGCATGGCCTTGGCCTGTGTGGGCCGAAGGGCATCCGGTTCAAGTTTGGCTTTAGCGATCAGGTGCATTTCGCAATGATGGCGGGCGACGTGACGACGTCTCCGTTGAGGAACTGATGCCAACGACATCGCCAAAGATTCCGCCAATGCCGTCGCCGGACGTACCGCTGGTCGAGCGCGACGGGACGATGAACTCGGATTGGTACAGGTGGCTGGTCGCGTTCGTCGCGATCACGAAGCAAATCAGGACGGAGATACCGTAATGGCCGGATTTTTCGACACGCTATTCGGTGGCGGCGCCGAAGCCGAAGCCGCCGACAAGAACCGTGCGCTGCTGTCGCAGTACGGCCAGACCGGCAACACGGCGCTGGATACGGGCCTGTCGCAGTCGACGGGGGCGCTCAATACCGGGGTCAACAATGCCGCGGGGATTCTGGGCCAGAACAGGGACATTTACGGCAACCTGCTGACGCAGGGCACCAATACGCTCAACACCGGCCTGAACAGCCAGCTTGGCGCGCTCGGCAATGCAGGCCAGGCCTATGCACCATTGTCGGCATTGGCGTCGAAATACGGCGGCGGCACCGACATGTACCTCAACTCGCTCGGGGTGAACGGTGCGGCCGGCAATGCTGCGGCCACGCAGGCGTTTCAGGCGGGGCCTGGGTACGACTTTACGCTGGACCAGGGACTGGAGGCCATCAACCGGCGGCGCGCTTCCAGCGGCATGCTGGGGTCGGGAAACGCCGATCTGGACGCGATCAAATACGGAACGGGACTGGCCAACCAGACCTATGGCGACTGGCAGAAGAACCTCGGCAGCCTGGTCAATCCGGAACTGTCGGCAACGCAGGGCGCGGCGACTGGCCAGGCCGGCGTCAACACCAACATGGCGAACGCCTACGGGGCGAATACCGCGGCACTGCTCGGGCTTCAGCAGGGCGTGGCGCAGGGCCAGGGAGGCGTCAACACGGCGCTGGCCGGTAACCAGACGGCGCTGGGCAACTCGCTGGCCAGCCTGTACGGCACCGACGCTTCCAACCGGGTGGCGCTACAGGGCGGCATTACCTCGGGCGGCATGTCGGCCAACAACACCCAGGCCGCGGGCGAGGCCGCAGGCGCCAAGAATTTGCTCGGTGCGGGGCTGTCGCTGGCGAGCCTGGTTGCGGGCGGGCCGATCGGGGCGGGTCTTGGCAGCAGTCTTGGCAGCATGTTCGGCGGCGGTTCCGGAGCATCCAATCCGGGATCGCCGACAAGCTCTTATTACGGCCCGTTGTATCCGGGACGATAGGCCATGGCAGCGACCATCCAGCCGTTACAGATCCCCGAATACAGCGCGGCGGCGCCGTCAGCGTTCGACTTTGCGCCATTGGCAAAACTGGGCGAGGCATTGCAGCAGAAGCGCCTTCAGGACCAGCGGCAGAGCCTGGCGGCATTGGCGCCGCAGGACGGAGCACAGCCGGGCATGCCTGCTCCGATGAACCGGCAGGCGGCCGTGCCCTATACGTCAGGGGGCAATTACGGCGGTGGTGGTGCTGTCGGCGGCAATGTGCAGTCCTGGTACGACTTCGCGCGCAAGCCGCTGGACGCAGGCGGGCTTGGGTTGAGCCACGAACAGGCGGCCGGCAAGATCGCCACTTTGCCAG